GTGGGGTAAAGGTACAGACGGGCACATGATAAATCTTTGTCTGCACCAAGGTGCGGGTGGATGGTATGGCGTGTGTGTGGATAGTGACTAACTGTATTTACGACTCATTTGAGCAATCACGACTTTACTAACCTTGCGAGGGCAGCATGGCGGGACCAAGGCGAGACTTTAACATGATACTTCTAGAGTTATAAAAGCTCGCTCACAACATCTTGGATCGAAACCGTGAGAGGCAAGCGCTAAACAGCAGAGGAACATATGTACAGGTTGGCAACCAGCCTTGTCCAATAAGCGCTTTACTACTAGCAATGTCTCTTCCCATCCGAGTTTCAGCAACCGCCCACGTCGGCATTTAATTGAGACTTACAGTCTGGGCGCGAAGAGTCACGAATGGTGAGTGCATTGCCGCTGGTCAGGGGACCTACTGACCGCAGCCTCGTACTAATGTCCGTCTTGCTTGACGATTTAAACCCATAAGCCTATTATGTCCTACAGCTCACTGGTCCATGACACACATCAAAGTGGGATTATGCCATTCAAGAGATCATCCGGGTCCACTTCGCCGCAACTACCCGACATGTTGGCGATCATGTCGAGTGCAATCGGATACAGCTTGTGAAGCGTTAGAGCCCTGTTGGCGTACGTTTTTCTGATTGTTTCTTTGTCAACTCCGCGCGACGTGGCAGCCAGCACACCGTTGCCCAACTTGACGAGCTCCTTCTGTAGATCACGCATTTCTGCGTGCACAGACTGGGGTATGGAGCTAACGTCTAGTTGGTCCACTGCTTGGATCATGTCATGTAGTGACATTTCGACCTTGTTCGTTTTCCTATCGGGATCCGTAGCGTCCAACAAAAGGGACACTGTGCAGTGTTGACTTGGCGATTTGGTAGTGCGGGCAAATGATACCGTCTCCGGCACAAAAGACAACGGCAACTGATACACATTCACTTGCATGTGATGTGGACCAGACCCAACAGTAGAACCAGCTAAATCAAGATACACACTGGCCGCGGCCCCATCGGGCACATAGTAGGCATGTCGCCGACTAGTGTCGTTAGCGACAGCACCTACAAGACTAGACGCAGAGGACGTGGCAAGTGTGTAAAAGGCCGAAATGTCATACATTCCGGCAGCAGTTACTGAACCCGCCGTTGCACCTCCACTGTCCGCTCGCAGTGTGTACTCAAACAAGTAGGCACCTGACACCTTTGGGAAGTGTATTCGGGTACCAAACGTGGCGTCTCGAGTGAGTGAGAAAGTATTGTTGGGGTGAGCCTCCCATGCACTGTTGCCAAATGGATTGGAGGCGTCGATGTCAGATGAGTTGGTATATGAGGCAAAGCCGGCACTACCCAACTCATCGGGCCGTGGGAGATAAAACTCCACGTCGTACGTTGCCCACAATTGGCCCACGGTCTCGGCAGCGGTTGGACAGCCATCCACACCAATACCAAGTCGTCCCCAGTCATGCCAACGCTTGTCGGCATCCGGAGTGAGTTCTTGCGCTTGTCGTATATACAAGATCTCAGGGCTTCCCTTATCGCGGGCACATTCCACTCCCATCACTAGACCAGACGCAACCGAACCAGTGGCCGATCCATAGTGACCAGCCATGGTCTGTATGCTCTTGAACTCGTGGTCCAGCACATCGTAATCAACTGAGAGCGCCACCTGGCCCAACGCTTGACTTGCAGCATATGTTGAGGCAGTAGGCACGACAGAGAACACAAGCCCTTTAAATCGGTACTTCTCGTACGCGCGTGAAAGGGTCGACAACCAAGGGAACAGCAAGCTATTCCCGGGATTAATGTCGTATGCAGTGAGAGTGAAACCTAATGAGGAGTCAATGTTGGTGACCATTTCAGAATGACGTATGCGAACGTGGGCATTGGAGCCTGCGCTCTTGAACATCAATTGTCCTCCCTTAATGAGTGAATTGGATTGTAATTTATAATCACCATTGCCAGTAAGTCTCGATATGAGACCTCCTCCCATCCTACCGGCAATCCCTCCGGGCACGCCTGCCAGAGCGTGCCCGAGGGCTTGACCAACTTGTCGCATCATCCGGCCCGTTGGTGTGACCGAAGAAGTGCCAGCTGCACGCCTGCTGCTGGTCTTTTGCTTCCTTTTCCTGCGAGGCATTCAAGGAAGTGTCGTCTCTCTATAGACGACGTGATACAGCTGATTCGTAATTCCAAGCCGTATCATTGGACCGTACTGGATTATATTCGAGGACCATATTCCTGAATTTCTGTTCCAGATAAAGTTGTGAGCACGCGTCATAACCTGTGGCCTCATAAAACGACACACGGGACTCCACATTCACTGGGGAGTGGCGTGCAGTGAGGCCTCGGCTTAACCAGCCGAGTCCACCCAGGTATTGTGACTCACGACTACGTCGGGTGGTGTGGTGACGTCCAGACCGCGCCAGCATATCATAGAAGGACTGTAGAACCGGGACGCCCGCACTAATGGCGAGACCGCACAGACCTATACTAATGAGCTGGCGAGCCCATGACTTCTTCCCGAAAACCTGACGACAGGAAACGAGATCTTTGTCAACACAGTCGGGGAACTGTCTAACCATCGTGTATCCATTGATGGTTTTGACAATTTGTGAACGGCAGAAGAAAATTTTCTCTATACAATAGGCGATGTTGTCAACTACCACTTTGAACCCTGCGCGCAAAAAGTACGGGGGCATAGATTGCATAACCCGCGTCAAATGCGCTTGTTCAAAGAATAACAGGCAG